AACATGATCGAAAGCTATAGCTTCAAGCTCGATTCGAGGTGCTAAGCGTTCGTACTTTTCTTTAGCTTGCTGATATTCCTTACCTTGATCTTGATCGTTCAGTACAACTCCGTCTGAATCGTAAGCAACACAAGCCATCATTTCAGCGTGTAGTTTATCAATATAAGAACGTTTGTTCTTTGCTGCGTAGATTGGAACATTTACTAATGTTCTAGCTACATCGGTAGTAAAGTAATCGTTAGCAACTTGTCCAGTTACATCATTATGTGTAGTTACAGTATAGTTAGCTAGTTTATCTAGCGTTACATTTATGTTTTCAACTTTAGCCATTTGGTTCTCCTATGTTTAACTAAGCTGCGAAGGATCAGCCCTTCGTACCACCCAATATCATAGAGAAGAAACGGCACTTGCCGCTTGAAGTTCGCATACCCCGATAGCGGGTTGCGAACTTTTTCTTCCTATGATTTGGATCAGTGGTCGAAGGGTGCAATCCGAGTTGCTAGTTCAACATGGGTACGAGCCAAATGCTAAGTTGAGCAAACATCAATGTGCGCTCGATGAACTCGCTGGCTATCCTGTCAATACCTCAGTAGCTTGGCAAACCACAACATGTAGTACCCACGGTAGTATCCATACACAAGTGACGTAAGGTAACAGATTGACAGGACTTGCAGTCAGTTCGTAGATGGGGGGGATGATAGGGGGGGCTTTCAAGCGGATAACAAAGCTTACTCATTCCTCATTGCTAAGGTGATGATGATCTTGACTCCAATCGCAGTAGTTAGCTAGTAATCTATTACGTCCATAGAAAAGGAATGAGTAATGAACATTACCGTAGCTAAGAAACTGACTGCAAAGCAGACTGCCTTAGTAGACACGCTTGTAGCAAAAGGCTGTAGTATCGGGCAGGCTGCTCAAGACGCTGGCTATGCTTCTGGCGAATCTGGAAGAGTTACAGCAACTAAGACTTTAAAGCTTGCTCATGTGCAGAGCTACTTGATGCAGCGCATGAACGAAGAGTTTGGTATCTCCGCTACACTTGCTGCTGGTACGGTTAAGCGGCTAGCTACAGGAGCCAAAAGCGAATATGTCCAGCTTGAAGCTGCCAAGGATTTGCTAGACCGCGCTGGCTACAAGCCTATTGATCGAAGCCAAGTGCAAGTAGCTGGAGATATTCGCGTTACGATTGACCTAGGATAACTCTTTGTTGTGCGCTAGTAGCTACAAGGGGGGTGGGGCAAAAGTTGCTGTAGCTGTTACAGAGAAACCCTTCCTCTCACATTATTTCTAAAAAAGGTAATTTGTGCGTTGTCATAAATATTTTTATTGTTATAGGGTTTAGCCATGTCACGTTTTAAAGATAAGCCAGAGAAGTATCCATCGAAGGATGATATGTCCTCGGTAAAGGCTGCATTGAAGAGTAGTGGTTATGCCAGCGAAGAAGTATCAGAATCCTAAGGGTGGCTTAAATGCTGCTGGTCGTGCTTACTTCAAGCGCAAGGAGGGGGCTAATTTAAAACCTCCAGTAAAGAGTAAACCTAAGGCTGGTTCGAAGAAGATGGGTCGCAAGGTTTCATTTGCTGCTCGGTTTGCTGGGATGAAAGGCCCGATGAAAGATGAGAAGGGTAGACCAACGCGCAAGGCTTTAGCATTAAGGGCTTGGGGATTTAGAAGTGTTGAGTCTGCTAGAAACTTTGCAAAGAGACATAGAAAGAAGAAGTAATATGTGTTTTGGTGGTAAGAAAGTAAAATCTGCTGAAGAGATTTACCAAGAGAAGAAACCTGATTATGGCCCACTTCCTTCTCTAAGCATGGGCGACCCTGTTCAGAAAAGTAAAATGTTAACTGATGTTCCGCAGATGAGAACGTCAGGTATGACAACTCGTTCATTACTCAAAGTTAATTATTAGGAGATTATTATGCCTCAAGGAAAAGGAACTTATGGAAGTCAGGTCGGCAGACCTAAAAAGAAAACAATGCTCAAAGGTAAGCAAAAGAGTTTACCCCCAGCATTGAAGCGCAAGATCCTCAAGGCCAAAATGAAAGATGGCTGATCGTTCCCTAGCACCGCTAAAGAAGAAAGCGACCCTTCTTCGAAGAGAGTTAAAACAGCTTGAAGATTCTGCTGGTGTTGGGCTTGTAGAAGAAATGCAGGGTGAAGGTGAACGCTTTTCTTCTAAGGGTAAGGGGCTTGCCACCAAAGGCATTATGAAGATTTTAAATTTTCTTTTAGAGGCTAGGGAAAATCAGACAGTTTCCAGCCCTCGATATAATCAAATACAAGATCAGTTAATTAATATTCAGGAGAAGATCAGTGGCGGTAAACGCAGCAGGTAATTATACCAAACCTAATATGAGAAAGTCTTTGTTTCGCAGAATAAAAGCAAGGGCTACACACGGTACGGCTGCTGGTCAATGGTCTGCTCGAAAGGCACAGCTACTTGCCAAGGAATATAAAAAACGTGGTGGTGGATACAAGTGAAGAAGTCACAAAGGTCATTACTGAACTGGGGAAAACAGAAGTGGCGCACCAAGTCTGGCAAAAAGTCTAGTGAGACAGGTGAACGGTACTTACCTAGCAAGGCTATTGCTGCTCTTAGTTCTGCTGAATATGCAGCTACAACCAGAGCTAAACGAAAGGGTAAGGCTTCGGGTAAGCAATTTGTGGCTCAACCGAAAGCGATTGCTAGGAAAGTAAAACAATATAGGAGTTAATTATGGGATGGAAAGTTTCTAGCACTGGCGAGTTATGGGATGGGGGAACTCATCAACTTGGCGGTGAAACATGGACAGGAGCAACAAGAACCTCTGAGTCTAAAAGGTTAGAATGGACTAACGAAATACCCAAGAAACCAGCTAAAAAGAAACGCGCTAGGGATGACAAAGGTAGATTAAAAGCTGATGACCCTTCTACGCCTGACGTTAATGAGGCTTGGGAAGAGTGAGCTTTGTAGATATGCTCAAACCTGAAGAGCTTACCATGCTTCGAAGAATAGTTAAGAAAGTACACTTTCAACACTTCGATGAAAAGCATGGGAAGTCCTTCGTTACTAATAAAATGATTGATAATGTTATAGATAACATTGGCCCTGATGTTGCAGAGACCATGATAAAGTTTGGAGTTGATAAGGGGCTTCGATGATTAACTTTAAATATAAACCAGATGGAGAAGTGCTGAAATCTTTTATGAAGGACAGCACTTTTTTTCGTGGTATTCGTGGCCCTGTTGGATCTGGTAAGTCTGTTGGCTGTTGCGTTGAAGTATTTAGACGCGCCCTCGAACAGAAGAAAGGTGCTGATGGACTGCGTAAAAGTAGATGGGCAATCATTCGAAACACTAATCCACAGCTAAGAACTACAACTATTAAGACTTGGCTTGATTGGTTTCCTGAATCTGATTGGGGTAGGTTTCATTGGTCTGTTCCATATACACATCACATTAAAAAAGGAGAGATAGATCTTGAAGTTATATTCTTGGCTCTTGACCGCCCTGAAGATGTTAAAAAACTTCTTTCGCTCGAACTTACGGGTATCTGGATCAACGAAGCGAGAGAGATTCCTAAGTCTATTATTGATGCCTGCACGATGCGTGTTGGCCGTTTTCCTTCTATGCGTGATGGTGGTCCTAGTTGGTCTGGGGTTATTGCCGATACCAACGCGCCTGAGGAAGATCATTGGTGGCCCATTATGGCTGGTGAAGTTCCAGTCCCAGATCATATTCCTCGTGAGCAAGCTAAGATGCTGGTCAAACCAGACAATTGGAGTTTCTTTACCCAGCCTTGTGGGATGCTCGAAACCAAAGACGAAGAAGGTGAAATCCAAGACTACAAAGAAAACCCCAAAGCGGAAAACCAAAAAAACATCTTAGGCAATTATTATTCAAACCTTATTCGCGGTAAGACTAAAAGCTGGATTGATGTCTATGTTATGAACCGCTTGGGTCATATTCAAGATGGAAAACCTGTTTACCCAATGTTTGCTAGTGAAGTACACATAGCAAAAGAAGAAATACCTGTTGCCGCCAATACACCTGTGTATGTTGGTATAGACTTTGGGCTAACTCCAGCCGCAGTTCTTGCTCAGAAAGTAAGAGGGCGTTGGTTTGTTCAGTCAGAAATTGTTGCGATAGATATGGGGATTGTCCGTTTTGCAGAAGTATTAAGGCAAGAACTCGCAACAAGATTCTCCGCAGCTTCCGAAGTTATTATTTACGGAGACCCTGCTGGAGACTTTAGAGCGCAAACAGATGAATCAACTCCCTTTCACATTTTGCGCGGTGCTGGCTTGAGGGCATACCCTGCGCCTTCCAACTCTGTTGATCTTCGATTGGAATCGGTTTCCTCCCAATTAACGAAGATGGTCGAAGGTAAGCCAGCACTACTTATAGACAGGCGTTGTCCTCAACTTATTAAGGGTTTTGAAGGTGGCTACGCTTATAAAAGAATGGAAGTATCTGGTGAAAGATATGCTGATAAACCAGATAAGAATATGTTTTCTCATGTTCACGATGCTGCTCAGTATCTTTTCTTAGGTGCTGGTGAGGGTAGAGCTTTGATGAATAACCAAAAACCTTTGCGTCCTGTTGTTGCAAAGAGAAGTTTTGATCTATTTGGCAGACCTAAGAAAAAGAGTGCTTTTCAATTTGTGCGTTGATTTTATTTTAACTTTGTGACTAGGAAGAAAAAAAGGAGTTTTTATTATGTGTTTTGGTGGTGGAGGCGGTGGCCCAACTCAAGCAGAAGAAACGGCTGCTGCTGAAGATAGAATAGAAGCAGAAGAAGCTGAAAGAAAAGAAGTAGAACGTAGAGCTAAACAAAAGCGTAAAGATATATCTGCTGCATTAGAATCAACTGTTGCAGATGCTGGTGCTAGAGGCGGTACATCTAGACGTTCTTTGTTTAGAGCAACTCAACAAATGGGTGCTGCTGGCGGTGCTTCTGGATACTTAGGTCGGTTTGGTAGATAATGGATAATATAGCAAAGCATTTTATAGAAAAGTATCGAAAGGCAAAAGGTTTTCGTGAACAATGGGTTTCGCTTTTTGAGGAATGCTATGAGTATGCTTTGCCTCAAAGAGAATCTTTTTACTATGAAGAACACGGTCAACGTAGAGATGAAAAGATATTTGACGAGACTGCTGTAGTAGGTACTCAAGAGTTTGCAAGCAGATTGCAGTCAGGTATTGTTCCTAACTTTGCTCGATGGGCAGACTTTGTTTCTGGTAGTGAAGTAGATCCACAAGAGCGAGAACAGGTTGATAACCAGTTAGATGAAGTAACAAACTATGTGTTCGAGGTTTTGCAAAACTCTAATTTTAGCCAAGAGGTTCATGAATCTTTTATGGACTTGGCTGTTGGGACTGGTATCTTGTGCGTTGAAGAAGGTGACTCATTAAATCCAATTAATTTTTCCGCAATTCCCCTTCCTCATGTTGTACTTGATACTGGACCTGACGATAGAATTGATCATGTCTTTCGAGAAAGAAAAAAGGTTAAGTTCGATCATTTACCTTTAATGTTTCCTAATTCTACATTTGATTCCAAAGTTACTTCACAGATGGGTTCGAATAGAGAAACTACAGTTCTTGAGCTTGTATGCAGAAATTATACCCAACCAAATGTCGAGGCGTACTATCATTACGCAATATGCCTAACTACTGAAACAATATTACACTCTAAAGAAATGAGTGGTGTTGGATCGAATCCATTTATTTGTTTTCGTTGGTCTAAGTGCGCTGGTGAGGTTTATGGTCGAGGACCACTAATTAATGCATTAAG